GTCATTTACTTGCCTCCTTTGAGATAACGGGCCTTGAAATCTGCAATAGCTTTTTTCCTTGCTTTAAATGTTCCTGTATACCAGTAAAAATCCACAATTTCTTCTATTTTTTCAAAGATTTCCCTTGCCGTCTGCTCTTTGGCATCGGCTACTGCTTTCTCTAGGATAGCTAGGTGCTGGCGGTTTGCTTCGGCTTTGTCTGCCTCTAATTGTTTATAGGCTGTAGGTCGCCAATCAGATTCACCTAACATTCCAGTAAGTTTAAGTTTTATCCCATCGGGCTTTACAGATTCACTCATACAGGTCTCCTTGTAACTCCATAGGAAGTATCTGATTTACTTTGTTCGCCCATTTTATACTCCCTCCTCCATAAGTTTAAGAATGGCTGTGGTGTAAGCTCCAATGGTTCTATTGCAAAGAGGGTCTTGTTCCTCTATAAAACTAACCAATATCTTTTCAATCTGTTCCAAACTTGGCACTTTCGGCTTGCTCCCTGCTTCATAACCTTCTTGCCAGCATTTAGTAACAATATCTTTGCGTTTTGCATAAGGATTCTCAGGCTTGCTAGGGGCAGGACTGACTACTGGAATATCAAATCCTTTATTGGGGTTATGCCTCATTCGGCACCTCCATCAACGGAGCTATGCCCGCTTTTATATTCTTTCCCTTGACCAGTTCCAGCACTTCATCAATCGGGAAGGCCAATCCCGCCCCGTATTTCCCGTGGTCATGGCAACCGCACCAAGTCCCGACTATAAGGCAGTTCCCCGCGTTCCACGGGCCCCCGCGGGCCTTGGGGACTACGTGATGCCCCTCATAGTTCCTACCGCCGCCCTCTGATTGCCAGAGGGGGCAACCGCACAGTTCGCACCGCCAAACGGCCCTCTTGGCCACCAAGAAGGCCGTCAGCTTGTTCCAGCCCGTTTGCTTGGCTGCCTGTTCAGGACTTCGGCGTAGCACGCTTTGTCCCCTTGTCTATTTTAGCTTTCAATGCGGCGTGGACTTGGCCCTTGGGCACGCTGTTCCGTAGAACGGTTACGGGGGCCTTCTTGGGCCCCAGTGTCAAAGTCTGGGCGTCTATGTCCTCTTGGCTCACGGCCATATAATGCTCTTTGAGCCACTGTTCCCCAGCTAGACCTCCATTGGGCCAGATACCCGCGTCCTCAAGAGCCCGTTTCCTGTCAAAGCAGGCTATGACATACTCTTTTTCAGCGGGGGTCATTCCCGTGGTGATGTTCTCGCGCTCATCATGGGCGTCTATGCGCGCCTTTCGTTGATAGTACGTTTCACGGCTCATATCTTACCCCCAAGTATGCGTCTAACCCTTTCTTGTTCTACTCCCTGTAGCCGTTCAACAATGCCAGCTATTTCATGCAAACTTTCAGCCGTAAAATAATGAGCAATAGGGTCAGGCGTGAATAACCCCCCGCCCACCTTCCCCCTCAAACTGCCCGTGTGTGAGTCCACAACCTTGAATCCATCGGGGTCGTCATACACTGTGAAATTAGCCGTAGTTCCAATCATGGCATCTTTGCGCCCACTCATTTAGTCACCCGCCTTGCCGCCGCCTTGGTCTGGCGGTAGTCAGAGCCGTCAAGAACGGCAATCACACCCTCTTGCAGACGGCTGGCTATCCTTGGGGGCAACTGCTCTGGGGCCATATTGGTCGTAACGATTAGCAGGCGGTCATTGAGGTATCTATCCTCAACGATTTCGTCCAGTTTGGCCACGCCCCACGGGGAGCCCTTTTCTACCCCCAAGTCGTCTATGACAAGCAACTCACAGCCGCACAGGCGGTTCAATAGCTTGTCATATTCCCCCGCCCCGCAGCTTGGGTCAAACGTACGCCGCAATTCGTCAAGCAAGCGTTCCGCTTGGTAGTACGCAGCGTGAACCGTTACATGGGTCGCGCCCGTCACTATGCCGCTGGGCGTCCAGTTTGTCGGGTCTGGGGGCAGGGCTGCCAGATAGGCGGTCACTGTTCCAATGGCCAAGTGACTTTTCCCGCGGCCACACTCCCCAGCCAGCGTCAAGAACGGGTGTTCACGTTCAGGGGTCACAAACTTGCGGCAAGCGGCCAGAGCCGCAGCGGTTCCGCGTACAGGCTTGAAAGCCTCAAACGTGCGGCTATTCGCTGCGGCTACGGGCACGCCCGCTGATTTCAAGCGGCGTTCAAGTAGTTCATCCATTTCATGCCCCCACCTTCCAGCTTTTCTTTAACTGTTCAGCCTTGGGTAACGGGCCCGTCGTAGGCTTGCCGTATGCTTGGCCGTTCGCTTTCCCTGCCTTGCTCTTGGCTATCGTGAGCCAGTTGAAAACGGCCAGCGCGGGAACCTTCGGCGTTTTCCCCATGCCGTCCCACCAAAGTTTGAACCGCTGCAATTCCACGGCCATATCAAGTTCTGGAAACTTGGCCTTGTTGTCCTCAAAGGCTTGCTCTATCGTCTTGGTTTTCTTTTTCGGCAATTCTCCCCCCTTATTAGTCTTTTTCTTTTGTATAGTTTCTTTCTTTTCTTTTGTTGTTGGTGACGGGTACAACGGTTTCGTTGGTGACGGGTACAACGGTCTGTTGGTGACGGGTACAACGGTTTTTGTCAACCCCTGTGCAGGCGTCAATTCAATTATTCCATGCGTAACCGTTGGTGACGGGTGCAACGGTTTCCATTGTTCGTAGTCTTTTTGAATCCCGTACTCAACCCTCTGCCCCTTGCCGCCGCGGACTATTATCCCCCGCAGGGTCAGGCTACGCAGGGCGTCATGGAGATTGTGTTTATCGTCCCCTGTCATAGCCTGAAACTGCGAAAGGCTTATGCGATCAAGTTTCTTATGCCAGCCCCACGTCTTGCGGAGTATGGCCCAGAGTACGCGGCTTTCAGTTCGGGTCAAAGAGGTCCGTGCAAACGCCTCTGCGATTTCGTGTGCTATGTCAATATGCCCGTTTTCAGCCTGTGGTCTAGCCATGACGGTATCGGGGCTAGGCCATGTTTAACAGTTCAGTGAGTTCACTCTCAAAGGCAAGTAGCTGTTCGATGGTCAGAGCCGTCAATAGCTCTTTGAGGTTCTTGGTCTGGGGCCCTACGTATTTCGTCACGCGGCGGCAACAAACGCCCACGTCACCCGTACTCATTTTCAACCGTTTCATGGTTTCAGGCATAGTCGCCATCAAACGGGTTACAGCGGCACTATGAGCCGTTTCGGGGGCCACTTCAACGGGGGGCGGGTCTTTTACCACCTCCGCCGCGGCGGGGGCTGATTTCGGCTCAAGGGGCTGCTCACTGGGGGTTGACGGGGGTTCCTTGGTCTTGGCTGGGTCCTTGCGAGCCTCACGGGCCGCGTTCTCTTTCTTGCCCGCGGCGATTTCATCAGCAACGGCCTTGGCTACGTCTGGGGACATAGGCTTGGGAGCCCCCATAGCGGCCTCTGGGGACACTTCAGCGTCAGCCCCCAGTAATAGTTCAGGAGTTTCATCGTCTGGGCTGGGCAGTTCCTCGTTGACCAGCCCGCGACTCAACGTGCGGTCAATTTCAGCTATGCGGGATTTCATTTCGAATATGTTACAGTCAGAGCCAAGCTGTAATACCCAGACTTTCTTTTTCTTGTGGTCGTCAGGGTTGATTACGTCAATCTGGGTCATGGTCAACGTAAGCGGAATCATACAAACGCGCCCGTACAGGGCCCGCAGCATTTCCGCAGAGGCGTTGATATTCTTGATACCGTTCACGCTTGACGTGTCTATCTGATACACCCCCAGCCCCGCCACTTCGGGTATCATGAACATAAGGTTCATGACCTCTTTGCACTTCTTGGCCTTATAATCTGGACAATCCTTGGCCGTGCAACTACACTCGCGCATTTCATAGTCTTTGGTTTCAGCGGAGATTACGTCACCCGTGGCCTTGTCTATGGCGCGCCATGCTTTGTCGCCGTCACCCTTGCAGACCAGCCCGCGGCTGCGGGAGTAATACTTCAAGTATTGGTTCGCCCATTTTTCATCGTCCTCAACGGGTATCACGATGCGTAACTGGCGGGGTTTCTCGCCAAACACGGCCTGCACTTCGGGCGGGCAGACCAAGTAATCAACGGCTGACGGGTACGTGTTTCCCTTTTCAGATTGTTTCATGACCCCTAGATGTATCTTGCCCAGTCTGGGCAGACGGCGTTTTTCAGTTAGTCCCTTGATAGGCATTTTATTCCCCCTTCCTTGGCGTCACGCGTAATGACGCCTCATAATAAAACTCCACGCCTGCGATTTCTCTCACCAAGTCTTTCTTGGCCACGGCGGCCAAGAGGCTAGTGTTCTCGACTTTGTAAAGGTCAGGCAGCTTGGCAAAGTCAATGACCCTGTGTTTTCGGGTCTTGAGGGTTGTCGCGGCCCCCATGTCCGCGTGCATAGTGGTCGGCAGAACAAACGGCACGGGGGATTGTGTAACCGTTTCAGTTATTTCCCCCGTACCGTTATTCGCTGCCTCTAGCTGGGCGGCCTCTACGCGTAGGTCGTTTGCGCGCTTGATAGCCTCTGCCCGTGCCTCTTGCTGGGCCCTGTATGCCAGCAACGAGCCCCGCGTCAGTTTGTCAGCTTGGTCTAGCGGGTCAGTTATGCTCTTGAAAGCGGCGTTGATTTCCTTGAGCCGCACGTTCAACGGTTCAGTGTATTCCTTGCGTTTGGTGTCTATCTGCTTGGCCATCGTTGAACCCATAGCCAAGTCATTCGCGGCCTGCGTGGCTTGTTCATCGGTCTGTATGCTGCGGGTCTGGGCGAAAACAAGAACCCGCTGGGCTCCAGCGGCCAGTTTCTTGACCAGTTCATCGTTCAGCGGGGATATTCGTACCAACACCGTGTCAGCCAGCGGCGTGCCTGCGGGAACATCGGTTTCCAAGTCAATCCTCCAAACGCCGCGCTATCTGCGTCAGCGTGCTATGGTCGGGCTATAAAACGGGGCCTTGCCCCTAGCCTTCATGAAGGCTATCACGTCACTCTTGAGCGCGGGCACTTTGGACAGCAACCCCTCAAGCAGTTTCAGGCCCACGCTACGGGCCCCACTGCGGGTCAAACTCAAGGTCGCAGGGCTCATTTTAAGCAATCTGCACAACTGGGCGTCAGTGACGCCGTTCTGTTTCTGCCATGCGTCAATCTTGGCCAGAAACGCCTTGCTCTGTTCGTCCATTACTTCTCACCTCCCTGTGATACAAACTCACCCATGATACACCCGCCTCTTTGCGGTTGTAAATACCCTATTCGATTATGACGGCGGTATTCGGGGACTCTTTTGCCTTGGCCACGGCGGCGGCCCATTCAGCGGGCACGTTTGCCAGTTCGTACCAGCCAAGATACTTGAGCCCCGCGGTATTCGTATGCAATATGCCGCCCACGGCGGCGACGTTCTTGGTTACACACACGGCACGCGGCCCGTTCGGGGAACCGTTCTCCCACGTGTGCCCCGTAAATACCCGTATCTTTTCACCCATTTTCACCTCCAATCACAGGAGCCGCGGTAATCATTTTTGAAAGTACCACAGATTTCACCCAGTCAAGTATCTGGGCCTTGGAAATCACCCAATGATGCCCCCAGCCAGCCACGGCGGCCTCTTTGAAGGCTTGATGCAACTGTATGGCCAAGTCTTTGTCCCCCGTGGCGTCCAGTAGAAGGGCAAGGGCCAACTGGGCGGGCCCACTCCCCATGTAGCCCCATTGAAAGCCGTCAGGACTGTGATTAAACAACTTCTGGCTGGGGACGGGGCTCAATACAGCCCCGTCCGTGTCTGTTCTGAAAGCGGTGAGTTCAACTAAGGTTCCACCATCAATCACCTTGCGGGCAGCGGTTTCACTGGTCACGGCCTTGGCAACCATATCAGCCGTGACTTCAAACCGTTTCACTATTCGCGGCCCCGTAACCGTTTCAGGGGTCACGACACCTACGTACACAACGTCAATGATTTCAGTCATGCTGTTTCCTTTCTGGGGGTGATTTTTATTTCCCCGCTGCTCTGATAGGACATTCCCCCCGCGGGTATTTTTAGGGTCGTGCTCATATTTACATGAATCCCATCAAAGGGATTATGAGCCCCGCGCAGTAGCGAAGGGCTCATACCAATAGTCGGGATTTCAATTAGCAGGGCGTCTAAAGGCTCCACGGCTACACCTTCAATAGAAAGTTCATAGCGTTCACCTTGGCCATCATGCCGCGCCCGCCCCAGACGTTCTCTAGGCGGTTGCTTGCGGCCACGGCGGGGTCTCCAGTGTACTTCTTGGCGTGGTCAATGTACTCGGTGACGCCGTTGAAGGCGGCCCAGCACGTCCCGCGCACTTTCGGGGTGTCGTTGCCCAACCCGTGTTCACAAAGCACTTTCACGGTGTCAAGCTGCTTGACCATGCGGGTTGACCAATCATAGGCACTAAAGAGCCCCGAAGGTGCGGGCAGGGCCTTGATTTCAACGGGGACAGGCAGCATTTTCAGGCCGAAGGTTGCGGCCATCAGTGCAGGGTACATCTTGGTCGGAAACTTCTTGCTGGCCAGAATGTCGGCCTGCTCTTTGAACCCCTTGTAGAAACGGTCAGTGAGGCCCAGTATCTCACGGGCCGTGTCCACGCGGTTCATGACGCCCGTGGTATGGCGTGCGTAGAAGGTCGCGGTCTTGTCGGCCTTGTCCAGAGCCGCTTGTAGCGTGTTCATGCAGACCACGCGTACAGGCGTAAAGAGCATCCGAATGGCCATCGTTCCATCGTGCCCGTTGCAGAGCAGCAGATACTTCTTGATTTCATCACCCTTAACGCTCAAGCTGTCCTTGGCCTCTGCCAATATCCAGACGCGGGCCCCGCCGCGCAGGCTGCCCGCGGCGTTGTAAAGCATGGAACCGTCAGCTATCACGCTGTCGCAGAAGGTAAATGCGTCGCGGTTCTGGACGGGCGTGTAGTCAGGGGAAAGCACGGCGAACACCTTGCCGTCACTGTCGCGCTGCACGGCCCGCTTTTCATCAACCTTGGTCATGCGACCCTTGGTGTCATGGGCGTAAATCGGGACTAACTTTACGTCCCAATCCAGACCCGCGGCCACAATGGCCTCTTTGGCCGTCAAGAGGCCCGTCACCACTGTCCCCGGCCCATGCCATGCGGGCTCTTTCGCGTAGAAACCACTCTCGAATTCGTGTGCCATAATGCCCTCCTATGCGTATTTCATGGCTAGGTAACACTCTTGCGTCACCCGTGCCTATTCGCTTGTCCGTGGGGCGTGTTTCAGATACGCCCCACGGCTGCAACGGGGCCGTTACTTCAACGGGCGGTCAGGGTAGAACAACTCACAGGCGGGGCCGACCACGGCCTGTTCCTCTGGGGTCAACCCCAAGGCGTCAAGAGCCGCATGGGCAAGCCTTTCAGAGTTTCGCGTACGTTTGGACAAGTGGGCCTGCCTATTGAGTTCCACAACCGCCTCAACGCGGCTCATGGCCTTCATGCTTGGTTCCCCTTGGGGGCAATTTCATCAATGGGCGGCGGGAGCGCGGCGTTCGCCTTGGCCTTGCGGGTCATGGCGGCCTGTTTCCCGCGTTGTTTCAGGCTCTCTTTGAGTATGCCCTGCCTCTGGCGGTAGATTGCCTCAACCACTTTGTCAGGCAGTACGACCCGCAGGGAGCCTTCCGCACTTATGCTCTGAATAAATACCACGTCCACCTCTGCCGTGTGTATCGTTTCAACCGTCCAAGTTTCTTGGGGCACAAAGAGCCACGCGGGGCTCAAGATGGTCGTGTGCTTGTGGATAAATGCGGGCATTCCCCAAACTGCATCACGCAGCTTGTCAAACCTATCAGATAATGGCATTATTTCACCCCCTTCATGTGTAATTCGCAGCCCGTAGGCTCATTCTCTTTCAGGCCAAAGGTTTTGCGGAAGGCCGCTTGGTCGGCTCCGCACACGCCGCAGATTTCAACGGGCTTGTCTAACTCGCCAATCATCTTGATAGCTGTGTCAAAGGCCGTCACACGGCCTTCGCTAAAGTTTGACAGGCTCGCGTTCTTGATTCTGCGGGCGTCAATCATTTCAACGTGGGCAACCCCCCGCGCCTTCTGTAACCGTTCAATCACCGCGGCTAGTGTGTCCCTGTCATTATCCATGTTTCGCACCTCCTATTGTCGTTCCACTAAAATGGTCATAACTCACGCGTCCCCAGCCGACCATCTGGGCCACGTCCGCGACCTCAATGTAGCGGGTCATATCTTCGTCCATGTTCGAATAGATTACCTTCGCGTGTATCATTTTATTCGCCCTCCTCAAGAATATCGTTGGCACTTATGCCGTACAGCCTGCCCAGTCGTGGCTCTTTGCCTGTCTGTTTGAACAGTTCAAAGTTCGTGGGGCTCAATACCAGTATCACCCCGTCTTTGAACCCTTCATCTGGGCGGGGGAGCCGTACCACAATCGCCGTCTGCTTTTCAGCCGTGTCACGGGGGCGCGTCAGTTGCGCGGCCCCCGCCTTGGTCTTGTCAACCGTGTACTCACGGCTGAACACCCAGAACCTCACCTTGTCCCCTTGCTTGTACTCGGCCGCCGTCTTTTTCATGTTCTATCCTCCCTTGTTTTTCAAGCAGGCGGGGCAGATATTCCCCGCGACTGCGTGTCCCGTTAAGTCAGGCCGCCACGCGGGCGGATTATGCTCCCCGCATAACTCATGCCCGCATACTTGGCAGATGTAGGTGTCGGCCCAGCACGTGCAGAACCCAGAGCCGTCAGGCTTGTGTACCATCTTGACTTCCAATTCACGCTGTATCACGCTCGCGGGCGTATTGGTTATCGAGCCCAGACAGGCCGCGCAGAGTTGCTTTTCGATACAGGCCGACCAGCCAGTCAATCCGTTTTTCCCGCAGCCTTCGCACTTGGCTTTCTTAATCATCATCGTCCTCACTAATCTCAACTATCTGGCGGCATAGGGCAATCAGCCGCCGCTTGCCGCGCTTTTCATATTCATTCAGTTCGCTGTCGGCCCCTTCGCCGTTATTCAAGGCGTGCAGGCAATCGGCCACGTCCCCAGCCGTGTTTTCAAAGCGGCAATAGCTCATGTTCGGCATTTTATCACCCTCCTAGTCCATTCTGCTGCCAGCGTACGCGCTTATTCCATACGCGGTCAGCACAGATGCAAACGCTTCGGCGTACGCCTCTTTCTTGGTCATGCTTTGGTTGCCGTGGTTCACCCAGATGCTCCATGCTTTCCCATAGCTGTCATATCGGCCTATGCCGTTCTTGCGTAGCCAAGCCACAAACGGGCAATCAGTTCGCCCGCTGGGGCTGGCTGGCCGTATGCTCACCCATGCAAACCCGCAGACCCCGTCAGGGATAAAGTCGCTGGGGCCTATCATGCAGCCCCGTAGGTCAACGGGCGTCACTATCATCGGGTCAGGTACGCAGGCCATCAGGGCTAGTTTCCCAGCCCTGTCTGCTTCGGCGTAAATGTCACGGGCGGCGGTCTGTGTGTCGTTCATCTTATGCCTCCACGGGGGTCAATATTTCGTCATATTCCGCGGTTGCTTTACTGGCCGTCACAGCCGTAAAGCTCGCCATGTTGCTGTAATCACCCGCGTACTTCATTTCCCAGAGCTTGCCTTCCAACCATGCAAGCTCCCCGTCCTTAATCTGTATCGCGGCGGCCCATTCGGCCCTCTGCTGTTCGTAGTACCCACGGTCAGCACAGATGCACGTGCATTCTTGGGTCACCCAAGCAGGCACGTTCCTTCGGTACGGTTCTGCTGCGAGTAGTTTGTTTTCATGGGCAATCAGTTCGTACGGGTTCTCTTGGTATTCAGCGGCATACCCGCCGATGGTTCCAACGATTCCCTTTCGGCCATTGATTACTACCTTGTCGCCGTGTTTCAGTAGATGTACTTTCTTGGTCAGTTTGTTAATCATGTTCAGCCTCCTATTTAATCTTGCTCAACTGCGTTATCGCAGTATGGCATTTAAGTTCGCCTGTAAATACTTCCACGCGGCGGGGCCCGTGTACCACAACCACAATCAAGGTCATGGCTAGGTTGTACCGTTTTGCAAACGCTTGTTTCCGTTCCATGCTGGCCGCTGCAATATGTATCGGCAACTTTGCCGTGGCCGCGCTGACCGTTTTCACTTCGTACGCTTGGCTGTTCCTAAAGTCCACAATGTCAAAGGGTGCTTTGTGTGCGGTCAAGCGGCCCTTGACCAGCTTGCGGGCTATCACTTCGCCCGTTCTGCCCAGTTCATGTCGTGCTGCTTGTTCGGCTGCCATGTTACCCTCCAAGGGGCTGGACTTGTGACCAGCCCGCGTTCATTAAGGGGCGGTCATAACCCGCCCCCCACTCTGTATTCAGTTCTTTCTACCGTTTCAGCGGGTGCTTTTTCAATCAGCGTCCAGTTCCCTGTCGTCCCCGCGGTTCTTATTCAGCACACTCAGCCCGTATTCTTGGCAAGTCCTGTGCTTCTCTTGGTTCTTGGTTCCTGTTAAGCCCTCAAAAGTGTGGGGGCGGGTAGGTCGCGGTGTTAGTGTGTTCAGGTAAAAGTTACGGCCTACTCTTATAATGTAGCGGTTCTATTTACACTTGTAAAGGGCTGTCAAGGGCATATTCCGTGCCTGAAATTGGGGGTTTCATGCGTGAGTTTCATCTATTCAGGCATGAATGAAAATATATTTTAACCGTTACATGAGTTTTATGCCTGCAAACGGGGTAATCTACTATATATAGAGGCCCGCGAGTGACCCCCAGTGGGTCAATGTTTTTAAGTCGTTTTTGTCGCAGTTATTAACCGCACGCCCCCCCCCATTCAGGGCCCCGATAATCGGCTCTTAATGCGGGCTGCCGCATTTATAAGAGGTTATGCGAAAGGCCCTTGTCGCATGGACTTTTACTATGTATGTACACTTATAACATTGTAAGCATTTCGCATGGATAAATAGCGTGTATGTATATGTATAACATTGGGGTATATTCGCACGCATTTCGGTATATGCTGGATTGCGCGTATGCGCGTTCTATTTTAGCGTGTATGCGAAGTTATAATGACGCCTGACGTTTTCAGTGAATGAAAAGAGCTATGTAATTGGGCACGTCACTTTTCTTGAAGGGTTCAGTTTGGTTCTTGACGGCCCTCACATATATTGACCAGTGAGCCACGAAAACCATTGAACGGTTTGCTGAAATGACTCGGCGGGGTGTCGTGAGGGGCGTCTTGACGGGCCCTAAAAACGGCCAATTCCCAGCTAAAAAACAAGAAAATAGGGGCCATTACGGCCCCCCGAAAACAAAGAAAAACGGGGCGGTTTTTAGGCCGCCCCGTTGTCTTAAAATACCGTTTTTTAGTTGTTGGAAACCCCCTGTAAATACCCGTTTAGAACGGGGACATTTATCCGCGGGGGGCCCTTCAAAAACTTGTCCACGTTGTCAACGACAGCGAACATTTCGTCACAATAATAGTCTAAAAACGCCCACGTCATTTGACAAACCTTGCCCCAAGAAATTATCACGGGCCCGATGGGGTTGTACCCCTTGAAGTAAATATAATGCCCGCCCACAATCCTTGACCCGTGTACCACGTCCCAGATTTTGCCAGCATAGAACGCGTCCTCCGCTGACTGGGGTAACTGGAACCCCGTGCCCACGCCTTGCAGTAATGAAATCGCCTGCATGACTTCAACGTGGTCAGTCGGGTGTACGGCGGCGAACGCGTATATTGAATACTTGCGTCTATTGATAGTCCAACCGTTCTGCCTCCAGTGATTGAGGCTGTCAAGGACAACCAGTCCAGCGTCCGCGCCGCCCGTTTCGATGAAGTACTCCTTCTTGACCGCGCTCTTGAGGGTCGGTTTGGTAATAAGTTTAAGAGTGCCTTGCTCAGTAGCCTCAAAGCGGAGCGTATGATGGCCGCGGCCTGCCATGACGCAATCCCCTAGAAGGTCATTGTAGAGTACGTCAATGAACAGGGGGCACGGTTGAGCCATGTCAGTGTCAAAAACTGGGGGCGGCGGGGGAAGGCTGGGGGCCAAGATGCTCCGCAGCGTGAAAGTCCGTTCGTCTTTCTTTGCAGGCAGTTTCCCGAGCATTAGTTGGGTCATATTTTCCTCTCCAAAAAGTACGTTAGAATCGCTATCGCCAAAGATACCAGCGTGGTCACGGAGAACCCCGCCACGGCCCAGACCACGCTATCAAGCCGCCGATTAGCTGCCTTGCCCGTGGCCATAGCTACGTCAGCCGTTGATTGTGCCTTGGCCACGGCGGCTATCGTGCCTTCGCCTTCAACGCGGTCATTCTGGAAACACTTTTTCAGTTCTTCAAGGGCCTCATGAGTTTCCTTCTGCCCAGTCTGTATGCTGGCGAGAACCTCATAGGTGACGGCTGCTCTGCTTTTATCGTCCAATGCTGCGAACTCCCCCGCGGTCATATTCATAGCCTCACCCCGTTGTCCGCAGCGGGGGTGATTACATGATTTTTCGACTTGCGTCTATCAATCATGATAGTTTCAGCCAGCCGTTTTTGATATGCCGCTAAAAACGTGGGAAGGTACGGAGTCTGATACTGGCCAGTGAACGGGTCATGGAACCAGTATGCCATATCAAAAACAAGCTCCCAGCAGTTGTCACGGTTGTCTATGAGCCGCGGGAGCCTGCGGCCTGAAAGTACGTATATGGCCGTCCAGAAGTAGCTGAAATAATCATACTTGATTCGGTTTATAACCGTCTGGGCCTTCGAAGTGTATAGCGGGCCCGTGTCCGCTGCGTGGCAGTCGAGAAACTTGTCCACCTCTGTCTGCGTGAGTGGTACTGTGAACCAGTTTTTGACTTGGTACTCCCCCCCCAGCAACTTCAATGGAACCGTCCTGTCGCCGTCCCCGCTGGCCTCCGTATTGAGCCAGCCGTCTTTATCATCCCAGCCCGAAATAAAAGAAAGATGCCAGCCCCACCTATCCCAGTTTTGACGGGCCCACGGGTCACATAGTTTTATGAGTAATGAAAGCACGGCTGCGATATTGCCGCCCCGTTTCCAGTACAGGATAGACCCTATTTTCAGGCCCGCGGGCGGGTTCGTGCCCATATAAGTCTTTGCCTTGGGGGTGTCAGAGTGCAGCGAGAAGCCCCAGAATGCCAGAACCGCCCCCGCGAAGGCAATCAAGGTATCAGCGGCCCATTGGGCCCCGTGTAGGGCCTGAACAACCAGTACGACCAGTGTCGCTAGCATAACCGCGAAGGTGACAACCGTTTGGGTGAACATGGCCTTTCTCCTTACGTTTTCATTATAAAGGCTAAGGCGAAATACGGAGGGCGAATGTCGGAAATGGAGTCGGTGTGGGAGTTAGTTGCTAACCCCGCGTTCACACTTGATGTCCCCGCTTGCATAGCTGATACAAGAGGCAATACGTGGGAATGTCCATCAGTGGTTTTAGATAGAGCGCCGCCCGTAGAGCCAGGGTCTGCGCCTGCCGCCGCGCCTACTATGAATCTGTCTCTCAAGTCGGGGGTGCTATTAGTGCCGTTGCAAAGCACCCATCCAGAGGGGATATTGGCAAGCGTGCCACTCCACATGACTATCACGCCGCTGGGGATAGAGTCATGAGCCGCCCAGACTGGGTTCGCGCTTGCCCCCTGCGTCTTGAGGAAATACCCAGACGTTGACGCTGCCAGCCGTGCCCATGACGTGCCGTTGAAATACAGTATATCGCCTTGAGCCAAGCTGGCAGGCGGTACAATGGCCGTCTGCTGCCATGCGGAGCCGTCAGAGTAATAAACCATGCCCCTGTCCGTGGCTAGAGCCATCATACCCTTATTCCCCGCAGCCGCCGCGGGGAAATCTGAATACAGCCCCCAGCCGAGCAGACACATATTCATATTCGCCGCTGTGCCTTGCGTGGGGGTCACGCCCCCTGTCCAGAACCCAGTATTAAAAGCCATATTTCACCCCTTTACGCGTGAGCTATCGTTATGCTCCAAGCGATTACCAAGTTGCGCGGTGACCCTGAATTGTCATAACTCAAAAGTGCCCGCGCGAACATTGTCCCGCTGTTAGCCGTTGCCGTAGCGTCATTCCCGAACAGTCCCACTTCCTTGATGAATATGCCGCAATCAGCCGCGACAAAGAACGTAGACACTGAAATCACGTTGCCCGTGATTGACTTCTGGGCTATCTGTTGACGCTTGGTTTCAGCCACAAGCTGCGTCTGCCCTTCACTGACCGCTGTGGTACTCGTCCCGATTGCACAGTATGACAGCCCCGTGCTGTACCCCGCTGAATTGATTAAGAGGTTTCCCGTGAGTGCTTGCCCCGTGGTGACAACCATGTTACGGGCCTTGGCCAGTATCTCCCCCGTATTGGCATCACGCAGGCTCACGTTACACTTAATAGTCATTCCCGTTTTGAGTTTGCTCATACTATCCCCTTCAAGAACACGTCCACATTCCGCAGATTATGGGGTCATACCCGCCCGTGTTCACGCAGTAGTAATTCGGACCTGTGATAGTCTTGGTCACGCTGTCAGAAAACGCTATCCCCGCCTCCGTTACCCCTTGGAACAAGAATATGTCAACGCCGATGTTCGGGGGAACGGGCTCATTCTGCCGCTGCAAGTTCACAATAAGGTCAGGGAGGTCTATGTTGCGGTTTGCGATAGTGTCACTCATACGGCAACCTCTGTGTACCAGTCACGCAGTTCAAGCGTGTAGCTCAATTTCGTGCCACCCATTATCGTCGTTGTGATTTTATATATCTGGAACCCCTTGGCGTCAAGGGGCGGCGTCATCCAGCCCTTGTTCAATATGCCGTTTGTGAGGTGTAGCCATTGGCCCACTTCAAAGCGGTTAGTATTCCCCGCGGGGAACATATCATCGTCTATCGTGAGCGTACAAGTGTTCAGGGCATAGGCGAATTGGGCCTTGTACGTTTTGAGCTTGGCCGCCATAGCTACGGCAGAGTTAGCGTCAGACGCCGTGAGCCGCTTGCCGAATTGCCTGCTATTGTACTTTGCTATGCTGGACGGTTCACTGTCAGCCTGCCCGCCGTTCATCATGTAAACGGCCTGTATCTTGATTGAGTTTGTGGCCATATTGGGGGGAGCCGCGGCGAATTGGAGCGTCTGCTGGGTCGCGTTATGTACGCAATCCTTGGTTGCAACCGTATCAATCCCGCTTATGCCCACCGTCAAAGCTGTCCACACAGGGGAGCCGTCAGTCCCCGTGTTCTTCCAGACCAAGATATTCGATGAACCCGCTGGGGGCTGCAAGATAACATTCGCGTTGAGGTCTGTGATGCCCAGTGTCAGGGTAGTCTTTACCCCGTTTGAGGGCAGATAATACGTTTGAGTGCTGCTGAATAGGTTAGTACCGAATATCAAGTAGAAGTTGCGTATGCTCGTACCGTCACGTTTCCATTTGAGATTGCGATACCCCAGCGTGGTCGTGTTGTTCGGGGAGCTTGAAAGGTCAAACGGAGCCGCGGTAGTGGTCTTGAGGTAATAGTGCAAGCTCTTTGAGTAGTCAACAAAGTAGTTCCAGCCTGAATAATTGGCTATTGTGGTCACGCATTCCCGCAGCGTTTGATAATTGAAATACATGGCCGCCATACTGGCTAGAGCTTGCCCGACATTCGTGCGCGCCTCTATCTCACTGGCTTGCCCCGTACCCGTGGCATTGAGGATGGACTTTTCAAAGAGGTTCGCAATTATGGCTTGGTCGCCTGTGAGTCCTGCGTACGTGTACCCAGATGGGTACGTGTTGAAGGCTATCGTAGTGTCCAAGAGTATCGTGTAGTCTTGGCATGATAGGTCATAGTACCTTGACAGCCCTTCCGTGTACGCGCTGGGCATTGAGGTCAACCCGCCGAATATGCGGCCCCCCGTATCAGTGCGGGTGATAATTATGTCTGCCTGTTCAGGCACGACCAAGCTGCAATCCTTGTCATAGATTGACAGCGTGGCTGTGTCTATGGTTGAACCCAGTATTGATTCAATCCTGAAACTGCCCTCAATAATGGACGAAATCGCTGCCCCGTTAATCGTAACGGCAATCGGTGAGGGCATTTAATAGCCTCCCCGCAGCCGCACGTCACGGTCAAGTTTATCTATTACGAATTGAGCCAACTGTGCGTCCCCCACATACACTTGAATCGTGACGGGGCCAGTTTGCCCGCCCAGCGGGGAAACTTGCGCGCCCCGCGGGAGATTGAGCAGTTCAGGCCCGTTTTCACCCACCAAGGCAGAGCCCGCGCCCAAGATATTGCCGCCTTCGGCCAGTTGGGGTATCTGCGGGATATTCACCCCGAAGTTGACCGCGGGCGTATGCCAGCCGAGTATGTCAACTGAAGGTATGGCCACTTGTATCTTGTCAAGCAGGGTTATGAGGGCGTTCAGCGGGTCAACGATAGCCAAGTTCACAGCCCCGCGCCAGAGTTTAGACCAGTCAGCCCCTAGGTTGCTCCACACGCTGTCCCATGCCGTGCGGACGCCTTCCCAGATACTTGACCAATCTATGCCGCTGAACCAGCTTGAAATCGTGCCCCAGATTTTTTGAATATCAGTCCAGAGCCCATTCCAGAACTTCGACCACTCCGCGCCTATGCCGTTCCAGATACCTGACCAGTCAATCTTTTCGAACCATAGAATGACGTTGCCGATACCTTTGACCAGCCAGCCGTCCTCACCGATTCCTAGCAATATCCACGCGTCAATAGCCACTTGTTCGGCTGCACGCTTGAGTTCAGTGACCACGTTCCCCACACTCTTGCCCACGGTTTCAGTAATGAGGTGAAAGCTGTCGTCAGTTGACGAGCGCAGCCCGTTCGTAGCGTTCTTTGTAGCGTCAAGTTGTGATTCCATTTTCTTGACGGCCTCTACGCCCGCGGGTATGCGGTTGCCCATTTCGTCATATACGGCTATCGTGCCATCGTAGGCCCCCGCAAGGTTATTCACTACGGTTTCCAGCGAAATGCCCGTGTCTTTGTGAATCTTGGTTGCCTCTGTGAGTATGCCTAGTGACGTTGCGTTGCTACGCGTAACCCCGTCAAGGGCAATCATGGACGATGAATAGTCCTTCATCGTGATTTGCAGGGCGTTCGCGTGCTTGTCAGCTTCGTCAGTTGACTCATTGTACGTCCCCTGCGCTCCTGTTAGCGTGTTGGTCTGGGCGGCAAGGTCAATCATGGAATGAACCCACGTCTGGAAAGACTGGCTCGCCATCATGGCCCCGTAGCCTACGGCTGCGATTGCCGTGGCCCCCGCCGCCCAGCCCAGCCCGATTTTAGACAGTATAGGGGACAGTTCTTTGAGTACGGGTATCTGGTCGCCCAGCGTTTTGTTCTTGGCTTTTTCAACCTTGTCAGACTTCTGCGTGGTATCGGCCGCCTTGGCCACGTTCTTTTCGAGGTCTTTAAGGTCTTTCTGTGTCTTTTGCAGGGTTTCTTGACCCTTGGTGATTACGTTGACAAGGATATTTACTTCTGAATCAGCCATAGTGTCACCCCTCTGCTGTGAAACTTGCTATGTTTTCTAAGTCAATCATGCTCTTGATTTCGCTGGCTGGGTATTGCTTGAGTTCCCACGGTGTACGGTTCCACCGCTTGCCCAGTTCCCAGAGAACCGCCTCAATGGGGGGGTTCTTTATGCTTGCGTTTCCGTTGCCGTCTTTTGAGGCTCTGCGTTTGGCGGCGAAGTACCCAATGAGCTTGAGTCGCCGCCGTTCACTTTTGGGTCAGAATTGCCCTTGAAAACGCCCAGTATGCCAATCATAACGTCCTGTATGACCACTTGGGGCAACTCGTCTAACGGTTCAGGCTTTTCAGCCGTGGGCAACGGCAACGGCTCCCCCGCGGGGTTAGTTGCGTCCCATTCAGCGAACAGAGGGGCCGTTTTGTTTTTGATTGTCTGCCATTCCCCTGACTTGTATGCAGTATCAATGTCCATGAGTTGCTGCATGGTAGGGTCCTTGACTTTTATCGTCCAGTCATACCCGCGGGCTATCTTGATTTCATGAGTCGGCCAAGGTTTTCCCAAAGTGCCCTCCTTATGGCATGGCGGCAAGACCGTTGACTACGGCTACCGACCACTCTTTCGTTGACGTTGTATCGTAGATAGACATGAGCTTGACCTTCACAGTGTCTTGACCCTCACGTTCCTCAAGCAGTTTAGGGGGCTGGTCAAGCACGTAGCAGCCGTCCAGTGTGAGCTTGTTGTTCCCCGTCACAAGCGCGGGGCCTGTGAATTCAAGCCTCACGAATGTCTTGGTCTGGGGAACGGCCACGGCCATCGCCCAGAGCGCATACGCCGCCGAATTGAAAGCCAGCGTCATTTCAAGTTCTACGTGCCGTTTCTTTTCAGCACGGTCAGACATTGTGAGATTGCCGTCAAGATACTTGACGGGGATTATGCCTTCCGTGATTTTCCACGTGAAGTCAACCAACGTGGCCGCTTTGTTCGTCCCGCCCAGCCCCGCCCAAGTCGTGTCAATGAACAACTTGCCCGTGTCCACGGCGATAGGGTTGAGGGTCAACGGGTCGAGAATCGCGCCTGTGAAGGTTTGCGGGGTTACGTCTGCCGCGGCCCCGTCCATCTTGAACTTGACGGCTTCATCAATCGTGCCTGAAAGCTCAAGGCTTTTCCCAAAAACGAAAGGTACTTGGAACGCCTGTACGTCGTCACCGTATTCCAGCGTGGACGTGTTCACAGATGATGATGCCAATAGGCTGCCCTCATACGTCCAAGTGTACGGGGACGCGCCCCCTGTGCCTGCTATGACGCCTTTCAGTGACATTCCAAGCACATAGAGCAACTGCTCAAAGTACGCCTCACCTTCAAGGCCCACTTTGACATTGACGCCCACGGGTGACGAAAACTCAAAGCTGGACAGCTTGCCCGTTTCCCTGTCCTCTGGGCGGTTGACTTTGAGTTCTTTTTCGATTGTGGCCGTGCCTATAAGGCGCGCTGTCGCAGGGACAGCCGTTCCCGCAACCGTTTCGCGGCCAATCTGGATTTTCCTTAATGCTTTGATACCCGCTGACATTCATTTCTCCTATGAGCCCCAGAGGGCCCGCGTTCTTATTTCCAAGGTTATTTCAGCCGCGCTCACCGCGGCGTTGACCGCAGGCATAAGCGGGTTGACCGACATTATTTCAGATGAAACAAACTGCGCGCCGAACGTGGGGTCTGTACGCAGTAGCACTTCTGCTCGTTCTACCATGCCCCAGAGGCGTGTAATGCCCGCGGCGACTTCTGTGGGGTCTGCCTCTGCACGCGTGCGGCCCTGAAATAGCCTCACGGCGATTGTGTCCTTGAGTGTGTCCATGCCCACGAATACCGTTGACCTACTCGCGGGCGTCATGGCCAGCACGGCCCCCGCAGGCAGGGCGGTACTCTGGAAGGCCAGCGGGTCAGCCGTGTACCACGTTTTCACAAAGAATTGGTCGTCCTCTGTGTACCCGTCAGTCATGCCTGCCTGTAACGTGGCTATCACCAAGTCAACGACTGTTCTCATTTCCAGCCCACCTTGAAAGCCTTGAGCATATCGTCAATCCACTGGCTCACGGCTTCGTCAACTAGCTTGAGTAACTGGGGCGTTTTGTCCATGATTTTCCGCTGGGGCATACGCTTTGTCCCCGTTTGGTGATACATCGGCACTTTAGGGTTATGCTTTCTACCCCCATAGGGTACTGTCACGTCAACCATCTGGGGGCCCTGCTTGGTGATACGGAGTGAGGCGAACATGGCCCCCGTGTCTATCAAGATGAAAGAGCCCTTCTTTCGTTTAACCGTTGCAGCGGACAGGGGCGGCCAAGTGCCATACCCAGCCGTCATGAACCGCCGTTCGGTGTCCTCAATAACAGCCAGCCCCACGCGGGTCATGAGTTTGTCGTCAGGATTGGCTATCTTTGAGGCCAAGTTGTCAACGGCCCGCTGCACGTCAGGAAGGCCGTCAACGGTTATCGTGATTGAAAGAGCCACTTAACTACGCCTCTTGTAGATTTCCATGACACGGCGAAGGTTGAAGTACGTATTGCGAAGGTCGTCATTGAGCCAAGCGGGGTTCGATTCTATCCCCGCCTGCGTGGGCAAGAACCCCGCGGCATTTATCAAGCTGACGGCCCAGAAACAGGCCAGTTTGAGGTCGTCAGATATGGGGTCTATGCCGCTTGAATATGACACCTTCACTATACCCACGTCCCCGCGTGCGAAAGGTGCGTCATAGACGCGGATATTGTCACGCAGGGCATAGAAACGGGTACAGGGAGTCCAGCCCGTCAACCCATCAAGTGAGTACGTTACGCTCGTCACGCTTATAATCGGGCCGAAACGCGGGTTGAGGTTCAAGTAACCTTCGGGCGTCATGTTACAGTTACGCGTGCCAAACGGATAGTCCTCTGTGGTCGTAGTCTTGGTCAATGGCTGGTTCGCCCAGTTGGTCAAGAAGGCCCACGCTTGATTGAGCAGGGCGATAGCCGTGTCCCCTGAAAACGACTCTGGCAGGGGCAAGGCTGGGTGAGCCCTGTAATCGGCCTCTGTAACTGGGGCCACTAAAGTCAATGGCATGGTTCACCCTCCTAGACTGGATTGGCCGCTGTGATGCCCGCGATATTAAAGTTGCCAGCCCAAACGTCATTCCCCGCACTAGCGGCATAGAGGGTCGCGCTGTACGTGCCCCCCAGCACGTTCCCCGTGACCATGTTTGAGTTAGAACTTGTACCTGAAAGGTCAATGGCTTTCTTGCTGCCTGCGGAGCCTGTGACCACGCCCATTGAATTATCAGCTTTGAGGCCGTTGGTCATGAAAACGTTGTCTTTAATCAGACACCCACGCCCATTGATATTGAGCCCTTCAACTGGGGCGTCAAAGTAGTTCCCTACAATTTCCCATGAGGAATATGACAGGCCGCCCGCCTCCACGCCCAGTATCGCAGAACCGTACACCGTGGTCACGTTGTTCATGTAGATAAACTGGTTGCGGTAGATTTTCACGTTGTCGCTGTCACACACTGGGGAATATATGGCTATGTATGAGCCCGTTTTCCCTTGGAACCGACACCCGACAATCGTGGTATAACTGGCCCCGCCCAGCACGATAGCCGCGGGGGTTCCAGCCGAATATACGGGGGGCCTAAACTTGATATTGGCGACCAGCACGTCAGTCGAGTTGATGGTCAAGCATACGGCGTCAGTTGCAGCCGTCCATTGAGCTTGGTTAGGGCCTGTGCCGTCGCCAATAATTCTCAAGCCAGTTTGGGACACGGCTATCACAACCGCCTCTGTGAAAGAACCGCGGATTACGATTGTGTCCCCTGCGACTGCCAAGGCCACAGCGGCGGCAATCGTTGAAAGGGCCGTGAGCCACGTCATGCCATCATTCCCGCTTACCCCGCTGGTAGAGCTTACGTAGTACGTCTTGCCGAATTGCGGGGGCCCGTTCAGGCTCGTGATGCCTTTCCCAGCCCCTAGGTATGTGAACACTTGCCCGCTGGCTATAAACATATCCCCAGCTATCAACGTGTCAGTTGTGACAGGCGGGGAAGTGAATACGCGCGGGGTTGTTGATTGTACCATTCTTTACTCCTGTGGGCCGTGGGAGATTGACCTCCCACGGCCCTGTTATTTAACGGTTCAGTGAGCCCTAGCTGGCAAGGCAGTTGGCGAACACGCCGCAGAGGGCGGGGAGATAGAGTTTGCAGGCCCCGATGCACGTTACGTCAACGGGCTGACTGCGGGCGGTCTGGGGCCGTTCAACGCCGAAGTAGTCAAGCTGCAACTCGACTTCAATGTTGTTCGGGACTTCCGCGTTCGGGTAGGGCACGTTTTCGCCCAAGAAAATCATCTTGCCCGCGGGGATATGGCGGCTGACTACCAGTTCGATGTACTGGTTTGTGAACTGGTTAAAGTATTTCTTGACGCCTGCCCCCATCTTGAACCCTTCGCTTTCGCCCTTGTCAATCATGACGCGGACGGTGTTGGTTGCAGAGGCTCCAAGAGTGAGCAGTTTCATGGTCGTGGCCTCTTGGCTGTTAATGAGGGCCATTGTCGGGCCAGCCCCCCAAGTGTTGAACATTGAGGCCAGCATGGTATCAATTTCCTTGATACCCCCCGCGCTGTCTGCGGTCATGGCAGCGTTTGACATATCCTTGTAGTACGCGCCCGCAGTCAGGGCTCCCGCGGCGGTAATCTGCTCAAGCAGGCCGCTGTACCCCAGCGTGTCGGCGGTCTGGTCGGCGGTATTGGTGACGTTGCCGCTGGTTTTGTTCAGTCCGACTACGGCCTTGTTCGTGGTAACGGTTCCCCAGTAGAACGGAGTGTCAGTTGCGTTTGTGGAAATGAACACGTTGTACGCGAACGCGGCTGGAATGTCAGTCCACGTCACGGTCAAGGCGTTGTATGAGCCACCTGGAGTCTGGTTGCTCAACTTTTTGGCGATTGTTTCATCGGGGCTGTCTGTCGTGCCGCCGCTGCGACCAGTCGCGCCATTCAAGTACCCTTGCAGAGTCAAGGCTGAAACGGCCACTGAATAGGCCGTCCCAGAGGTAAGCGTGCCGCCTGCAAGAGTTGAACCAGTTGCGGCGATTGTGGCTGCGGCCATAGCGGCATTCAGGCCCGTTTGGTTGCCGCCGATGATGTAGCGGTCTTCCTGAATCATGAGGTTCTGCAAGGCTGTGAGCATGGTCAACGCGGGCACGTCCTCAAAGCGGCGGCCCATGACCATAGCCTCTTGGGTGTATTCGTTGCTCATGGAGAGCGTCTTGTATGCCGCCGACTTGGGGGCGGTTGTCAGGGTGACGTTGCTATTGCGAACGCCCTCCGCTACGCCTGCCTTGACCCCAAGGCTATTGATAGCGGTTATCTGTTTCCAGTGTGCGTCAGTCCCGCCTTGGGGGTTGACAAAGCGCGGTACGCGGCGGCGCATCTGGTCTTCCAGCGGGTACAGGCGTTTCGCAGGGGCCTCAAGAGGATAGCCAGTGAGGGCCGTGGTCGCAGCCGTGATGGACTTGGTATCGCCGCGCAGCGGGACTTTCCCCGCCTTGAGTATGCCGTTGGTAATGTCTATGGTTTCCTGTGTGACTTCGCCTAACCGAATCATGTAAATTACTCCTTCTTTTCGACTTTATTTTATTTTAGTTTAACCGTCACGCGGAATGTAGCCGCGCACAGGGCGCGGGGGGCCAGACAGTATCTCATTGATTTCAGATACGGCCCCCTGCTCACTCAGCCATTTCTTAACGGCTGGGTCAGTGGCCTTGTCAATGAGGCTGCTCATGACTGCCTTTTCAGCACCTCCCTCTGTGGATTCAATGCGGGGGTTGGTTACGACTGTGGTATTAGGCGCGGGCTGCACGGAACGGAGTACGGGCCCCTTGGTCGCGGGCTGTCCTTCAAGCTGGCCAATCCGTGCCATCAACGGCTCAACCGCTGCCTTCACAGATTCTTTCAATGCCAGCGCGAAAGTGTCTGCCTGCCTATCCAAAAGACTTTTCACAGCGTCCACCGTGTTAAGTCCAGCGTCCATTGATTTCGCCGCGGGGAACGGTTTTTTCTCCTCTGGCTTGGGGGGTTCAGGGGCCGCAGGCGTAGCGGGCTCTTGAGCCACTTCTGGGGCCTTCGGGGCTGCGGGGGCCGCATTGGGCACAGCGGGCGGTTTCGGGGCTGATTGGGCGACTGGGGGTGGCTCATTGGCCTCTGGGGCCGCTTCCTCATTCTCCGCGAGTGTTTCCTGTTCAGGGGTTTCCACGGCGGGGAATATGTCAACAATGCTGTCGTGCAGGGCCCTCAATGCGGCCTGCACGGTCACAGGCAACTGCTCCGCGGTTATGGTTTCCTCTACCGCTGCGGGCGCGGGAGCCGCGGGCTCTACGGGGGACGCGGCGGCGGCGGCGGGTTCGGGGGGAGCCTTGGCTGCGGGCGGGGTTTGAGGCTTTTCCTCTGAAACTTTCCCGTTTGAGTCCTCTTTGCCTTCCAGCTTGGCCTCTGCCGCGCTTTCGGGTTCGTCGGCCTTGCCGTCAGTAGGTTTTACTTCTTTGATTGTCTTACTTTTCATTGATAATTTCGCTCCTTTTGAGTATATTCCCTTGAGTGTTGCTAATGACGCGCCTGCGTCTTCCAGTATCTTGACAGCTTTGTAGCTGGGTATGACGGCTGTGGGGTTCGCAGGCGTGGGCGTCACGGACGCCTCACACACGGGCCAGCATGAGATACGCCCGTCCAGTTCAACCGTCTTGAGGTGTGAGATTGCCCCGCTGGACAGCCTTGCCCCACCGCGCTTGATGATTCCAGCTACCGCCTGCGCGTATGAGTCTGCTAGGTTCAACTGGCCCTCTATCCAACGGCCCATTTCATCGTCCCACTTCTTGGTCACGCGACCAATTATGGCTGCCTTCACCTTTGAGTCGCGCCCGTGCTGGTAGAGAATGGGCAACTGCACGTCTTGGAACAGGTCGTCACGATAGTCTGTGTCCTTCGTGAAGTATTCCCCGTCAAAGTCCTTACCCTTGAGGGCCGCGATTCCACCGTTCGGGCAGAGCAGTCCGACAAAAGTGCCCTTCTCTACGTCAATAAACTTTACCGCGTAGTCTGCGTTTTTCATGTAGCCTCTGCCTCCAATATACTGATAAATGAAAACTTGTTCGTGAACACGCCCTTGCGCGTTATGTCGTCAGCCACTTGCTTGACCATGTACGTCCCCAGCACGGCGTTTGCCGCGGGATTGTAGTCGTACTTATATTCCCCCGTGGCCAATTTCGACATGGCCGCTGCAACGATTATGTCCGTGCCCGTGGGGTCAGTGATTGTTATGGTCACGCCGTTCGCGGGGTCAAAGAGGGCCCCCGTGCCCGTGTCGGTTATGTCTATTGAACACGTGACTGTCTGGGGTAAAAGTTTTCTCATTAGCCACCTTCCACATCTGAATCAATCTTTATGGCGGGCCGCGCCTTGCTTGTACCATTTCCCAGAACCGTTATGTCACCGTCGCCTATAATCGTACCACACGGGCCCCCGTCCATTTCAAGGGCTGGGGAGAAAAAGTTTGCCCCGCGGAAATAGGTTGACAGTGACCCCGCGCCTGCTATGTTCCCCGCCTTGGTCAAGTAGAACCGCGTGCCTATGTCCTTTAGGGCTATGAGTTCAAGGAAGAACCGCGTGGCTGCGTCACGCTGGCCAAGGCCGTTCAATGCGAACCGCAGGGCCGTGTTCTTATACCCCAGCACGCTCAACTTAAAGCGTGCAGCGGCGTCTTTGAACACCGTGGCTATCAAGACAAAGCGGGTCTGGGCTATGGCATAGTTGAGGGCCGTCAAGAGGTAACGTGAGCCAATATCCTTGAATTGCCGTGCATTGAGGCGGTAACGTGCTGAAACGTCCTTGAATGCCCGCCCTACCAGCCCGAACCTTGCCCCTGCGTCTTTCCAGCCGCGGGCCTGCACGATAAACCGCGTGGCCGCGTTGCCATAGTTACGGGCCCGTACTGCGAACCTTGCCGCGGCGTCCTTGAAACCACGTACGGCCATGCTGAAACGGGTCTGGATAAACTTGAAGCTCGTGGGGGCCGTAACCACGTAAAAGCGTGTGCCCGCGTCCTTGAACCCCTGAACGGCGGCCTTGAACCGTGTCGCAGCGTCTTTGTAGTTCTGGGCGTTGAGCCTAAAACGGGCCGCCGTGTCCTTAAACGCTTGAACCGTTACCTTGAAACGTGTGCTTATGTCCTTCGTGACAGCCAAGCGGAAACGGGTTGCAATGTCTTTGTAGCCGCGTACCGTCAACTGGAACCGCGTTGAGGTGTCTTTGAACGCCCGTACAGTGACCTTAAAGCGAGTCTGGGCGTCCTTGTACGTCTGGGCTATGACCTTGTATCTTGTGGCTATGTCCTTGGCTACGGCCAGCCTGAACCGTGTTGATATATCCTTATACGTCTGAACCGTTACCTTGAAACGGGCCGCTGTGTCTTTGTAGCCCCGAACGGTCAGGGCGTACCGTGTCGCCGCGTCCTTATAGTTGCGAACAGCTGTCTTGAACCGCGTCGAAATGTCTTTATAGCTTTGGGCTGTGAGTTTGTAACGGCTGGTAACATCTTTGTAAGCCTGAACCGTCACCTTGAAACGAGTCTGCGTGTCCTTGTACGCCCGTACCCGCATGACGTAGCGTGTAGCCGCGTCCTTGAAGTTGCGGGCCGTCACCTTGAAACGAGTTTGGGCGTCCTTGTAGCCCTTTACCCGCATGAGGTACCGGGTAGCAACGTTCTTGAAGTTCTGGGCTGTCAGCTTGTATCTTGAGGCCGCGTCCTCATAGGCGCGCACGACTACGGCGTAGCGTGTGGCTATATCCTCATAGACCGATAACACATTCAGTTTGAAACGTGCAGTGGCGTCTTTGTTGCCTTGGCCTATCAACTTGAACCGCGTCACGGGTTGCAGGCCAACAAGGAAGCGCGTGGCCACGTCCTTTAATGCCTGTGTCACTGGCTGCGACAACTTGAACCGACTGGCTATATCCTTATAGCCAAGTGGCGTTATAACGCCTTCTACGCCTAATCCCCAAACATTATACGAAGGATATGAAAAAGCGTTCCCGTCTAAGTGGTTTGCGCCGTCGCTGCTCAACCATGATCCGGATGAGGCGATACCACTCCCGGTGATATAGCCCCCAGTCCCATACATTGCCAAAGCATCGCCCGTTTTTATCGGGATTGAGAGCCCTGTAAATGTCTGCTTGCTGCCATTGGCGACGGTTCCAATACTTGCGGAGCCCCTGCTGGTAAATTGGTTTGAGTACCCGCCCTGAAAGACCGTCCCCGCAATTACCCCCGTCCCGTCCTGGTAATAACAATAAGCGGAGAACGATGATAAAATCCCGTCAGATTGCGCAGGGTTCCCTAGGTCAACTCTTGTCCCCCAGATTGATGAGTAGTAGTCCCACGTGGATAACGCGCCAGAGCCAACGGTGAGGCTGTCGGTGACACCCTTGGCTGTGAATTCCATTATGTTGTTATTGAACCCGCCAACGGATTGAGCCCCCATTCCCCACAATAGGCCGCCCATGTACCACTTCACCCCGTTGGTTCCACCCGCGGTTGCGATTGAAGGGCCAGCACCTCCGCCCGTATAGACGCCCAAACAGTCGCCAGCATTGACAGTGATGTTCAGCCCTGTGAAGGTTTGGGTGGTTGGGGAACCTGTAATGTTCCCGATGCCGATATAATCCCTGCCAGTGTAGGTTGACCCTGACCCATAGCAGGTTCCCACTGAAACGCCAGTAGCACTGGACTGAAAATTGAAGGAAATGGCTTTCAGCTTGCCGGAGGAAGGGGCTGGATAGTCAATTTCAATATAGGTGTAGCCGTAGGAGCCTGCCGTCGTATCATTAGGGTGAGGATAGCCAATCTGTAAGACACTCACGATGACACCTGGATAGTCTGGGAAGTTATCGTGTTGACAGTGGCATTACACTGGGCAAGCGTGCCGTTGCCAGCCTTAAAAGGGACGGGGGTGTAGCCTGTTTCAATGGGTTGATTGCCAGCCCATACCGCGTAGAAACCGGCCAGCCTTGCTTTCATGAGATTGATAAGGCTCAAGGCGTTGGCCCCAACCGTGACATACTCAAAATGGTTATTGAACGGGACGTCAATCGCTTTTGTGGGTAGAGTCTCCAGCCAAGCCTGAAAATCACTTGGGTCAGAGGGATTGCCCTGGCCGTCAACCGGGCCTGAATATACTTGCCCCGTTGTATCGGGAACGGTTACGTGGCACTCATTGTACCTAGCGTCAGACGGGTTCAAGAACATAGACATTCGCACTTGTATTTTGCCCTGGTACGCGCAGACCCCAGAGTTTTCAATCACAGCGTATGGCATATTCCCTCACACATCACAATACCCCTGCACAGCCAACTTGAACCGCATGCTAGTGTCTTTGTACGCGGTAACAGGGACGGCTACCTTGAATCGAGCCGCCGCGTTTTTGTAACTCTGCCCCAATAACTGGAACCGCGTGGCCATATCATCGTAAAAAGATCCCTTGAGGCCAATGGCCCACGTAGCCCAGTCAAGGGTTGCGCTTGACTTGGTATCTGTGGACGTTAGAGCCGCGCCACCAGAGTTGTCGCTGTACTCCTGTATGGCCGCGCTGACAGCTTTCAAACTTGATGAGCCAGCTAGGGCACGCGTGCTATCACGCTGGGTACGGTTGAGCGTGATTGTGATCGAGCCCGATGCGTTTGCAGACTGGGCCACTCCCACGCCGCAGATAAGCATACGGCCAGCAGTACCCGCAGCGGGCGTCACGGTTGAGGTCGTAGGGCTTGAGCCCGTGTTGTTACCAGTTGCTACGTTCTCAAACGCCTTTGACGCCCCTGTGTAACTCACCGCGTTCCATGATACCCTAGTCCCCGACGCGAAGCCGACGCTGACCGATTCATTCGCGGCGGAGGCTTGGTAAATGTACCAAGCCTCTGCCGAATTATTGGTGCTATAACTCACCTTTGAGCCCGTGATGTAGGTTGCAGCCACTCCGCCCACGGTCACGGCGTTCGGGGAAGTCGTGCCTATATAAGTGATGTTTATGACTATAACCACGTTGGCCGCGTGGTTCAGGCTGCCCGTTGTGGGCGTGGTCGTGCCCGTGGCCCCGATTGCCGCATTATAGGCGATAGCCATACGTTACTCCGTGAATCTAGCCAGATGTTTTGTCGAACCCGTGAATACCCTGCACGGCCAAGTTCAGGCGGCCGATGTTTTGATACTTGAAGTCGAACACGTTGTCTTTGAAACTTTCAAGTGCCCCTGTGGCCGTGTTCCAAGCGTGGCACTCACAGGAACCGTCCTGTGAGATAATGCTGCCTATTATCTGCGCGCTGCAACTGCGCCCACTTCCCCCGCCGCCCATCCCCACAAACTGGAAACCCACTTTCAACTGAAAGAACGGGGGCTTGTCCAGTTCACCCGCCATACCGTTAGGACAGAGCAGCCGCAGCCCAGCCAGTAACTTCTTGTCAAGTTCTTCCCAGCGTGAGGTTTTCACGTGGGCCAACGGGAGCAAGATAGGCGCGTGTTCGAAGGTGTCCCACTCTGCTACTATCTTGCCGCCGTAGTAACGGGCCTCCCACCAAGCGCGCCCGCTGCGCTTAATCATCATGATTTCAAACTTTGACGGCATTTTCACCTCCCGTAACGGTTACATTAAGTCCAAGTGTATTTCAAGGTCATGACCACGGTGTACGTACTGGGGGTCATGTTCGGCCCAGTGAACAGGGCAAAGTGACAGGCAATCGAACCCGCTGTCGTGGCTGTGGGGGTCGCAGCGAAAGTGATGTAGTTCGTATCGCCCTGTAAGGCTTGAAAGTTTGCTATCCAGTTCGCGCCCGCTGTGGGGTTGACTGAACCGCCCGTGCCGCTGGTAACCGTGGGAGCGTTGCTCGGGCCTGCGGCGGGGTCTGCCGTTGCCGTGACTTGCCCGTAGAGGTTGCCCTTGAGGTATGAGTAGCTGGACGTGTCCGTAGCATGGCCGCCCAATAGCGACCCGTCACCGCCCGTAATGGCTCCATGAGCCGTTGTGGGGTACGCCGTGAATATGGGCGCGCTGGCGAACGTGCCGTCATTCGTCCAGTTCCACCTTGCCCAGCGATAGTTGTCCTTGGAATAGGTCGGGCACGCGCCGCCGTTTGCATACAGGCCGTCACCCGTGGCGTCAGCCGTGTACGCGTACGTGTAGTTCACTTGGCTGGTTGCCGCGGGTCGTATCATGGCGGGCCAAGACGTAGACGCTATGTTCTTTTGGGACGCGCTATCTGACCACCTGACCTCTGTGTTTGCCCCGCCGATTGCTTGGTATGCTGGGGAACCCGTGGTCGCGTTATTGCACTCAAGTTTGATTGTTCCAAAGTCTGCGTTCAGTACCCCCATGAGGTACAGGGGCCCAAGGAATATCGCCTTGAGCAGTAGCCGTGTGACCGTGAATGCCTTTTTCATGTGTCTGTTCTCCTTCAACTAAAATTATTCCGCTGACTGTTCCATGGCGTACAGCCGTGTGTAGTAATCATGGATTTCAACCAAGTGTGCCCACGCTATCTTGGCCGTGAGCAGCGGGTCGTCCCCTGTGATGTTTGTGGCTGGGTTGACCGTGCCGTGTTCCAGTTCCACGTCCAGCCCCATGCGTAACTGTTCAATGTCTATGCTGGGCGGTATGCCCAGCGTCTTGATTATGTCCTTGGCTTGAGCCGTTGTGAAAACCCTCTTGACACCCATTCTCCCCCCTAGATATTCACGTTAGGTCTAGCGTACCCGCTGGGGCTGCCTTGCCTGTACTGGTTCGCCGTACGGTTACGGGCGGCGATTGCTTGGTCTATGACGCTGCCAAGGTTCTCAAAGACTTGTTCACTCGTCCCTGCGCGGTAGTTTGGCAGCGGTCCCACAAGAGCCTCACTGGGCACGCCTACATCAAAGTGAGCAGGGCAACGACAATGGGGGTGAATGGTCGCCGCGATTTCATAGGCGTCTTTGGCATTGAACCAGCGGCCAGCAAGGTAGAGGCACTTCTTACAAACCTTCGCGTCCTCTGCGGTCAGCCATATTACCCCTATGTCGCTGGGGTCAAGGTTTTCGGCACGGGCTATAATGGCGCGGCTTGCGTCCACCCCCGCCGCAATCCCCACGGCTGTCGCAGGGGACAGGGCCCACGTCCAGAGGTTCTCATTTATGAGCCCCACGGCCTGCTCCACCGTGGCCCCTTGCCCGATTTTAAGTTCAAGGGCTGCCATAGCCCTCTGCAATTCCTTGGCATGGCGTGAGAGCAGTATCTCAAGATTGGCATTGTCACGCTCCCCCCATGCAAGTATCTGGCCGTATCGCTTGAGGATTTTATCGCGTCCTAGAGCGTAGGCTCTCGGGATATACTGGGTCGCAAGTCGTTGCATACTCACGGCCAAGTCTGCGAGAGCAGGGTTCATTCAGCACCTCCCGCTGCGGCATGCTTGGCTTGAGCCTTCGCCTCTGCCAGCACCTTGCCGTATTCTTCCATGAGCTTGTTCAAGCTATCGCCCACGGGGGGCGTACGCCTGCGGGTGAGATTGGTACGAGCCGTATCAAAAACTGATTTCACGGCCTCTACCGTGGGAGCCAAGGTAAGGGCTGTCGTGACTTCCTTAACCGTTTCAGCGGGCAAGGCGTGGGGCTCAAACTGCCTCACACTTTGTCGCCCGATACGCTTGGTCGTGAAACGCTCCCAAGCCTCTAGTTCACTTTTCTGGGCCTTCAACGACAACTGGTATTCAGATGGCAGCCGTTCGTCAGTTGGCTCCTCTAGGCTCAATTCGAAGTCATCTGGCCGTTTGGGCACGTTGTTCGGGGCACTAGGAGCCGAATTCAGCCCCGCATTCGCTTGGAACGTGCCATTGACCACACTCGCAAGGGGGACAGGGCCGCCGCCCGTCCAGACCATAGGCATAGCCCCTATACCATCAGGCAACGGGGGCTGTCCACGGAGTTTTCTCCAGTCGTCTATCGTCATGGCCCCGTGTTCAACCATGTTTTGATTCATGGTCGCGTCAGCCAGCTTGTAATGCAACTGCCCGCTTGTCCAAGTAAACTCAAGGAAATGCGCGTTGAGGTCGTCTGCCAGCACGCTGTCATTGAGGTTCTTGATATGCTGCATCATGGGGACAAGGCTTTCCTCTGTGGCCGCCTCCTCTACCGTTTCGGCCGTGCCGCGGTTCATCATTCGAACGTATGGCGCAGGGCTGCACCCGAAACGGGCGCAGACGATACGGGCCAACCATTCATCGAACAGAGCGTCAAACGTGAGTTGCTGCAACTGCTGGACGGTTCCGCTTGATGGAACCATTTGGATTTTTGACCGCTGGCCAAGGTCTCCAGACAGTAGCGTGTCAAACTGGTTCTGGAACTTGATAATCTGCTCTGCCGTCCACGTGTCGGGTGAGGGCATGATACCGTATGGCACGTTACCCGTGCGGAAGTATTCAAGGAAACTCTGGGCCCGCCGCAAGGCTATATTAACCGTGATTATTACGTCCTCAACGTGGCTGTGGCCGTACACGCCGTTCGTGCGGACGTTGTACGGGGCGTATAACAATTCCTTGCGGCTGTACCATGTTCGCGGGAGCCCTTTGATAATCTGGCTATACGCTGCGGGCTCACACCACTGACCCGTTGCTTGGTTGAACACGGGGTCAACGGGGATACGCCCCCTGTCGTCCACCAAGACAAGCATCGTGGCCCCGTCCACTGGGTCAAGGCTCAAGAGGCGGCCCAGCCTGTCTTTTCGTCTGAATATGGTAACGGCGTCAATAACGAACAAGTCCTCAAGAATCATGCCGAGCCACTGGTCAAACGTGTGTTCCCCGTCGGGTTTCTTAAAGAATTGCGTGGCCGCCTTGACCTGTCCATCGAAGTCAAGATGGGCGTATTCAGGCTTGACCGTAATCGCCCACTCCAAGCCCTTCATTTCGTCCTTGCGCTTCTCAATGACCGTACGCAGCACGTCATATCCGTCAGCCAAGGCACGCATCTGGGCATAAGTGACGCTGCGGCTTTCAGCGGCCCGCGGCGTCTGTAAGAGGTTGCGGCCTACCATGTAGTCAGTTTCGCGGATAGGCTCAAGAGGGGCCTGCGGGCGTAACGGTTCACTGGGCCCAAACTGCACGCTTGAGGGTTTCCATGCGTCAATCCCCGCTTTCACTGAACCCTGCAACCGTGTAAAAAGATTAGCCATTCTCATTTCTCCTCTGTATGATTGCTGCGGCTGCACGCTCCCAGTCATTGAACGTGCTGCCGTTCAGCATCCCGAACGCCCCGCTTGCCGCGTCAACTTGGTCGTCATGCCCGCCTTCGGGGAATATCTCAAGCTCGTCAAGAAACTCGCCAATCCAAGGGCCCTTGACCAGTTTCACGTTGCCTGCCTCAACTTGTGAGGACAGGGGGCGGGCCCGCGTGGCCTTGTCCCCCATCACCTTGTCTGGATAGAAGGCATAGCCAGCCAAGACGTTTCTCCTGTAATTGTCAATCGAGTTTATGCCGCCCGACCCGCCCTCTTGCTCCATGTAGATTGAGGTTGCCTTGCCGTCAATGGCCGCCGTTTGTGATACCAGTGACTCAACGCTCAATGGGCTCATGCGGCCCCGTTTTACGTCACAGATATAATATACCCCGTCACTTGTTTTGGCCATCTTAACGCCGCAAGTGTAGTCTGGGTCAGTGTTGGCCTTGGGGGCCGTCGCTGCCAAGTCCCAGTACCTAACCACTGTCGCCGTGCGCGGGTATTCGTCAACGATTTCAAACCACTCACGTTTGAACATCCCCCCAGACACACGGGCAGACCAGTCCCCGTTGAGTAGCTGGGCCCGCGTAACCGCGTCAAGGTTCATCAATGACTTGCGGTATTCATCTGCGTCCAGATACGGGTTGTCTGCCAGCCCTGCGGGGATGAACGGGCGGCCCTGCGTGGGCCCTTCTACGATAAAGCGTTGTTTCACCCAGCCGTGCCCAACATTCCCAGGGTTCGACGCCGCACGAATACGCAGGGGAACGTGCCCCAGTTGAGCCGTTTCTTGACACGTGGTACACGCTTCATTGAACCCTTCCCTATGGTCAGGGCACAGCGTACGGCGTAGGCGGCTGAACAGATAGCGGTATTGATACTCATTGAATTGGGTGAGTTCATCGAACCCCACGTATTGAAAGGCGGCCCCTTGATATAGGTCACAGTCCTTGTCGTACTGCAAGAACCCAAACGTGAGCGTGGCCCCGTTCGGGAAGTACCACGTTTTCTCACTGTCGCGCCACTTTGCGTCAGTATTGACCAGCCACTCACGGGCCCTGTGCATAAGAGCCTCTGGTAGAATTAGCGCGCTGAACGTACGCCGTAAGAGCAGGGCGCGGAAGTGAGGCACGTCCACGTATTGCAGGGCCCCCATGAGCAAGCCGTCTGACTTGCCCCCGCCCGCAGCCCCACCGTACAGGGCCTCACGGGTATCGCACATGAGAAAGGCGGCCTGCTTGCCCGTGGGGACGTGAGGTATGTACGGGGTGAGCTTGAGGCCGTCTATCTTCCGTAACCGTTCAATGGCATCTGTCATTTAGTTCACGCTGGACGATAGGAACCCCTCATTGGTCGCCAGTATCTTGCACGCCTCAAGCAGAACGGCCTCTGGAACGGGCTGGGCGGGCGTCATGGCATTAACGCGCTCCCCGCCTGTGGTAATGTCAATCTCTTGCCGCGGCGGCCCGTCAATGCGAATCAGTAACTCACGCAGCCCTTGGGGGTTGCTCACCGCTGACCGCAGGGCTGCCAGTGTAATGAGTTGCAGCCAAGTGTATTGTGACCGTTCACGTTTACACCCCGCCTGCAACGGCGTCTTGTCGTCCAAGTCCAGCCGATACTTGCCGTTAGGGAGATACACGACCCACGGCTTGACCGTGAGTTGAGCCATAATGGCAGGCGTAATGGAAAGTTCCTTGCGCGGGCGACCCTTGGGGTTCCCTGACTGGCCTGCAACGAAAGGCTTGAGCCCGCGGAATTGTGATGAAACCACCTTGCCCGAAGGCATGGTCACGGTGTCTTTTTTTTCTTTCTGCTTTTCAGTGTCCACAATCTTGCCTCAATAAGTATCGCCGCCGCCCCTGCGTTCATCTGGGTCACACGAACAATGCCTGCAAGCTGGGCATATAACTCCACGACAAAGAACGCACAGGGTGTACGGCCAAGTCCGCAGTTTCCCGCATGACTCACAGTGAACCTCATAGGTTTCTTTGGTTATCTTGCTCTGTTTTTCAGGCATTTCGATAGTGCCCCTTCGGTGTGTACGTATGCGGCCCCCAGAACGCCGTCCCACGGTCTTTAGTTCCCGTGCGGCTCTTTGACCACGCCCCCATTCAAGAGCCCCAGTAATTCGCTCTTGAGGGCGTGAGGGGGCATATCAACGGTTTCAAACGCCCGCCTGAACCCCGTGGGGTCAAGCATTTCACGTTTGAAGGTGTCCCAGTCGCGTTTGTAGAAAGCCTCAAACTGCGCGCCCCTGCCAAGATACGCGAGATAGAGCGTCCAGCCTGTCGGGTTGCGCTGCCTACAATGGAGCATCATATGACAACAAAAACAGAGGCCGAACTTGCCGATATGCGGGCCGAACGGCTCCGCGTAGTCCTCACTGTGCGCGTCAATAACCCCGTGGGGCTGGTTGCATAGAACGCACGTTCGGGGCCATACCCTGCGGCGTGCGATACATTCATTCTTGAACCACACGTCTGACTTGTCGCGTATCTCTGGGCTGAAACCGTTGTATGACTTCATGCCAGCCCCTCAACCGCCTCTGACTCTGGCTTTGGGTCGCGTTTGCTTTCCCGCGGATACCATGCCCTCGAGTACTTATAATTCGCCGTGTCCTTCTGCTTGAACACGTTGTCGCACAGGAGCAGCTTGATTTCATCTTGAGTCGCGCCGATTTCAGTGGCCACGGCCTCTGCCGTCCAGCCGTGTTCATTCACCAAGGCGTGGACAATCTTGCTCATATCAATAGCCACGTGCGCGCCCTTGGCCCTGTTCATTCGAACGGTCAAGGTCATAGCGTGCGGGCGGTCAATGTCAAGTACCACGCATGGAACCATTCTGTGATACTTGGCCACAACCGCGGGGCTCTCACGGGAGAGCATCCAGCGGTGGAACCCGTCTATGATTATATTGTCACGGGTAATTATGATGGGCTGCACCCAGCCGATGGTCAATATGTTCAATTCCAGTAGTTTGAGTTCGGGGCTGAAAACCATGTTCGGGTTGTAATCATTGGCCTCAAGGTCGTCAGCGGGCATCCACTTGATACGGTTCACTGGGTCTTTCAAGTCTTGGAACGGTACGGCGTTTTTAACCATGTTTCCCCCCTGTTCGCTCTGGCATAATAAGGCGTTTGTACCCGCCCCCCATGAAGTAATTGAGTATATGCTTGGTAGAGTACGCGGCTGGGTCATTACGGTGAAGGCCCTCAATCCCGTCCAGACGTTGTAGGGCTATCGCCTGTTCATGCTCGTCAGTGAGGTTTTCCAATATCCACGTACGCACCCCCTCAATGCTCTGGCCGTACTGCTCTTTAATTGCCCGCGTATCAAGGTCAAGGAAGTACCTCTCATGAGCCAGCATTTCAGGGAATATGTCAATCACTTGCTTGTAGAGCGTGGGCTCATAGGTCTTGAGCTTGCAGAACCTACGGGCCCCCTCTGCCAGTAACGGGGTCGCCACACGCAGGCCCGCCCCTGCGAACAACTGGGCGTCATACGTTGGGCAATACTTTATGTCATTTTCCCAGAGATACTTGAAAATGTCAGCCTCACTCATGTCATAGATAGGCTTGCATATCTTAACGTCAGGGGTGTCTTGCTGACCCTTCTGGCTGACCATAGGCTTGCAGATGTAGTTCTCTGACAGCTTATTTACCACTGAACGGTAACGTGTGAGGCTTTCATCTGCCCGCACGCCCGTCACGAACGCCTTTTTCCCGTGGTAATACTGGGCCGTGAAATAGTCCATTGTGTACTGGTCAAAGATACGTTCATCACCCTCTGGCAGCGTGATAGCAAAATCAGGTTTCGCGCGTACCCAGCGGCGTTTCGGGTCCCACTGAACGTATTGGAACGTGCGTCCCAGTATGTACTTCTTGGAGTATAGAGGCACGGCGAAATAGAGCATTTTCACCCACGGTTTCGCTCGATACTCAAGCACGAAGTCAATCACGCTCTGCTGTATTACTTCTTCGTCACGGAAAACTACGTCCACCGTGGCCAACCCACGTTCCATGGCGACCTCATGTACCAAGTTCATCGTGACCAGTGAGTCTTTGCCGCCGCTGAACATGACCACGACGGTATCAAAGAGGTCGTAGATATGATGAATCCGCTTGCGCGCCTCTGTGACCACGTCCGTGTCTATGTAGCTCTTATAACGGCTCATTTTACCCCGCACTGGTCAGGACAGCGGCGACAATGCCCAAGAAAGGCGTCCTTCTTGTAGAGGCTGACTAACTGGCCTATATCATACCCCGCGGCGTCTTTGTACTTGCCTGCCTTGATTACCCCCTCAACGAGCAGCGGGTAGTTCCCATTGAGCCGCAGCGGCGTATCTATGACGCGGCTGCCACCCTGCCTGAACAATTCATCTTGAACCGTTGCAAGGGCCGCCCCTTGTTCATTGTCACGGTTAAAGTCACATGACACAATCCGCAGTATCGAACGCCCGCGATACCCGTGAAACTGCGTGAGCCTATGGGCTATCTGGGCGGGCGTATCAAGCGCGGAGATACTAGTATTCAATACTGCCCCCACGTACTCCATCGTTTCAACTTGGTTACGGGTCATGACGTTCCAGTGTTTCGTAATGACCACTGGAACCTTGCCCGTAATGCTTAGGTCAAAGAGAACCCGCAGCGTGTGAGCCCAGTCCATTGATGGGTCGCCCATCGTGCCTATGCGTACCCACTTCTTTGAGGTTCGCTTGAGAGTGTCAAGTATCCTTGAACGGTTACGTGCGTCACCCCAGACACGGTTGACGCTCTTGGAGAAGTCCCAGCCGCGGAAGGCCGCTATCTTGGCCGCGTAGCAAAGGCCATAACAGCCACGGGGATTGAGGGCCATCCCCGCCGCGCAGCCCTTGACCGTATCAAGGTCAAGAACGCCCTTGGTATTGAGCGTGAGCGTTATGGTTTCTGGGTATTCTTTTTGCATGGCGGTTTCTTGGACGGTTCAGTGTATATGTTTTCAACGTGCGTGCTTGTGAGGTCTCCCCCGCACGTCATACAGAACACTTGAGGCCCGTATCTGACTCTAATTCCCTCATAATTCCTACCGCACTTTGGGCAATCTGCCCACGGTTCAGCCTTTATCGTGACCATTCGCCAACACCGTTGAGATATGGGCGTCCAGCCTTTGAGCTATCGTTTCGGCGTCTGGGTGCTTGAGTTTGAGGACTTTCAAAAACTCATACCAGCGGGTTTGCTGGCTTTCATCGTCAAAGATAATGCTGTACTGGACAACCATGTTCTGCGGGGCCCCTTCCACGGGTTCCTCTGACGCAACGGCAGTCATAAGTTGCTCCATAGCCCCGTCGTCGAAACCCGTTAAGTCCATATCAAACGCGCCGTTATCCATTTCCCCGAGTAGGTCTTTAAGTGCGGCACGGTCAATGACGGCCAGTTCAGCAAGGCGGTTGTCAGCTATCATATCAGCCCACTCTGCTGCCTCACTCGCGTAATCTTGATAGTCCACTGGGGCCTCAGTGAGCCCCAGCTTGACCGCTGCGGCATATCGAGCGTGGCCGCGCACGATAAACCCGCTGCGTTTGCTGACTGTAATGGGAGCGCGCCAGCCTTGGGCGGCGATTATCTTGGCTAACAGTTCAACTTGCTTGGCGGGGTGAGTGTTCGGGTTGCGCGGGTTCGGGATTATCTTGCCCAGTTCTACGATTTCCGTGTGTGAGCAGAATACTTGCGGCCCCGCTACGGGGGCCGATTTCAGTTCCTTCGCTTTTGGCATTTTAACTCCCTTTCACAGATTTTGTTTCATAAGGGTTGAGCCAGTCCCAGCGTGGAGGTTCGCTGTACTGGCTCTGCCCGCTTGCCCTTGCCGAAGGGGCTCACGGGCGGCCAAGGGAAATAGGTCGCCGATGCACGATAAGCGTACCACGTTAGCTATGAGGTTTGTCAAGAGTCTGCCTGAAATAATTTTATAAAACTCCTGTACCTAGGCACAAGTTCAGGAGATTCGGGCCCGCCGCGGGTGATTGAACAGTTCAAAGTACCCGCGCTTTTTTCGCCGCCCGCTGATGTAGGCCAGCACCTTGCCCTCAATGCGGTCAAGTTCCCACGGTTGCAACTTGAGAAGGCGGGCAAGATGGTCATGTTCCCAGCCCAGACACCGCAGACAAAAGAAAACGTGGCCATCTTGGACGCGGTCATTACAACGGTCAAGACGCCACGTAAGCTCTGATAGAATGTCTAACGGTTTCGTGAAATACCCTGCGGGGTGTCCCTTTTCGCGGGGTATGCTGGCCTCACGGTTTTCAACAGAGTGGGGCTTGGGGGGCCAAGAGCCTGCGGCCAGCGTGTGATAATTGTCAGCCAGCCATAGGCATTGTTCAATGGTGTACTGGATTTCAGCCATTGAATACCACACGCGGGCCGTTGAGTTAATTTCAGCGCGGCCCGCGTAGTCATTGGTCATTGTACCAGTTTAGGCCCTAGAGGGCTTGATTTTAGCTCTTGAGGCGGCTCGTTTGGGGGGTGACACTTTCAGTGGGTCTATCCTAAAGTGTCCCCTGTGGGCCAATCCCAGCCCGATAGCGTCCCCCACGTGTTCAACGTGGGCGGCTTTCACAGCGTCTAGCACGGCCCCTACCTCTGGGGCGATGTTTCTTACCACGGCCTGCACGTGTTCTTTCGTGGCCTTCCCGCTGCCAGTGAGGTCACGTTTCCACTGTGAGGGACTGTACAGGGTGAACGGTTGTCCTTCTTGCTTGGCATACGCCTCAACGCAGTTCACGGCCACTGATAGCGGGGCCGTGTTATAGCCTTGGGAGAAGGCCCTTTCACACACGATGCCCCCCACGTCATGCTTGACGCATATCGCGGCCACGTGGGCTATCAATACCGTGTACCGCAGCCACGGCGGCTCTTGGGTGAGGTCAATCACCCCCGCCGCTTGCACGGAACCGTTTAACACGGCCCAGCCTGCAACTGTACTGGACGGGTCAATGGCCAGTATTGCCTTCACACCCTCCAGCCCCCCAGCCACGCCCCGACCACAACGCTGTTAAGGAAAACCACACAGCAAAAGACAAGCAATACAATCATCTATACCCCCTTTTCGCGTCAACTGCGGTCATTATTCCAGAGGCAACCAAGATTATTGCAACGACGGCCAATATGTCCACGGTCTTATAACCGTTCCATGAGGGCATTCAGGCTGTTCACTTCGGCGTTCTTGGCCTCAATGAGCCCAGCCAGTAATGACTTAAACTTGCCCTCAAGGGCCTCAACGCGTGCCTCCGTGACCGCGTTTTCAGCCGCGTTTTCAGCCTTGCCCAAGGCAACGGCATCTTTGAGCCGTTTTTCTAGGTCTCCCATATCTTTCTTGAGCCCCGCCTTGAGCAGTTCGATTTCATCAGCGGCGGCTTTCTTGGCCGCTGCGGCTGCACGGTCAGCGTGGGCCTTGGTTTCATCATTGAGCTTGGTCATGTTCGCAATATGTTCGCGGCTGCGCGCATCAAGTTCGTCAATGATACCGTCAAGAATCTGTGGCAACGGCTTCTGGAACAGTCCAGCCCTGTCCTGTGCTTTCACTGGGGTTACGGGTTTTTCAGCCATGTTTCACCATTCCTTCTCTAAATTATTTTTACAACTGTTCGGCTCTAGCTTTTAATCGTAGCACCTAGCGGCGCGCTTTTTCAATGGTTTATGTCATTTCAAGTTTGCCCTCCACTTCTTCGCGGCGTTCTGGGCGTTCTCACCCACGCCGTCTTTGAGATAACAGTACTTCTTTTGAACCAGCCAGCGACGGGCGCGGCTGATTAAGTCCATGGACGGGGCCGTGCCCAGCCACTTCTTGAAGGCCCCGCAATCAAGCGGAAATTGCAGGCGGTTGATTATCAACCAGTATTTCAAGGCCAGTTCACGGTCAAGTTGTGTAGCCGTCTTATATTCCCAGCCCGTCCCAGCTACGCCCACCTCAAGGCAGACGGTCATGATGTACTCTGCAACCAGCCGTAGTTCTTTCGGGGCCTCTTGCAAGCGGAATTGGTGAGGGGCAAACGGGTCACGCACGTACCGTTCTTTTTCAAGGTTGTTAAACATTCCACGGCCTCTGCTGCCTAAACTTTATCCCGTTGCCGAACGTGCCTGCCAGATTATGCTTGAGCCATACCTTCGCCCCAGCCTTGTCAGCGGCCTCAATTATGCTCAAGACGCCTTCTACGGGCGGGCTCAAGGCCCACTTCTTGGAGTACGGTTCAACGTGCCCGTAGCCGTACTCCCCCAAGAGGCACGTCATATCCGCTTGCCTCCCCGTGGCCGCCCCTATCACGACCCAGCCTATGCCAGCCATCTTAAGGCCAGATTCAAGTACAAGGGGCCCGTACGGGGGTTCAAGCACGGGCTCCCATGACAGCCACTTGCCGCCCGCTTTGACATCACCCAGCGCGACAGTGGCGATTTCAAACTGGGCCCGTGTATTGACACTCACGCCCACGTAGGCGTTCCTAGGGAAAGGCTCCCACTTGGCCAAGTCAGCGGGCCGCTTTGTCAGGAATAGGTAACGGGTCAACGGCGTGGCCGCCATCACGGCCCACATAAGCTGTCGCAGGCTTGCGCGCTCTTGGAGCATAGGGGTTTCAGGGGCAAAAGTGAACAATTCCCCAGTGAAGGCCGCGCCGATTGTCGCGCCAAGACCGCGGGCGACCAGCGGGGCGTCTATATTGGCAGGGTGTACGGCGGGCTCAAAACTCTTGCCGAACCGTTTGGCCTGTGCAGCGGCCCAGCACGGCAAGCCACACAGGCCCTCACGTCTATTATTGCAGCCCGTCACGATTGGCCAGTTATAGTCCAGATACTCAATCTTGCTTTTCGTCAATGGCATTATATCCTCCCTTCTCATAGTATTCGCGCATTACTGAATCCATTGTAATTTCTTCCATCTACTTCCCCTCAACAATGGCTCGGAGCCTTTCAAAACCAGCCTCGCATAAAGAGCCACATTCGGCGCAATCTGTTACGGGTCTATCATCACAATCGGCGCAGTCGTTATCTTTGTGGAGCATCGCTAATGCCTCCTCTTTGGTAGGCAGTTTTGCTTCAAGAGCCTTGGCTGTTAACTCAAGTCCTTTTACTTCAATTTTGCTCATGTTTAATTTGTGTTCCAGTTCATCTACTACCTTTTGGTCAGCATCACGCTGGCAATTTGCCACAGATTCATAATCGTATTGGCACTTATCTGGTTGAAGTTTTGCGATTGCATCCCTGATTTGCTGTTCTGTTATTCGTTCCAGTTTCATTTCTTTTTATCCTTCCAGTATTCTGTGAGCATTTTGAGTGAGTAACCTACAAGGGCGAGGTTCACGAACACAAGCCCCAAATTTATAAGAATTGAGCTATCGTTCATTTGCTTCCCTCCAATGACTGCGCCTCTAACGCTTGAACTTCGCGCCACCAATTTTTATGCTCGACAGTATCGCGCTCGTAAGGCGCAAAAACGCCATGATTTTTTATTCTCAAACACTCATAAGCAGGAGCAAGTGAAATGCCCGCTTCCATAATTGCGCCAAGTGCTTTTTCCAACACCTCATTCTTCTGCTTCAAGTCAGCCAACTCACGCTCGTATGATTCAGTCAGTTCTTTCACTAGAGATTTATAGCCCTCTATCTCCTGCCTCAAGTCGGCTGTAAGGGCTAGGTGCTGTTCGGCATCGTATTTTTCCCGTGCTTCCCATGCCTTTGTTGCCGCCGCTTCGACAACTCCCCACATATCGAGAGTTGTGATTTCTTCCCCATCAACTTTGTATGTGTATTCTTTGTCAAGATTTATCCAGCCGCAGATTTCCTGTGCCGTCAAAAGTGGCATAATCGGGGGCATCCCATCGGGCTTTACAGATTCACTCATACTGCCTCCCAAAGTTCCTTGATTAGTTTTGCTGTATCTAAGTTAAATTGTGCGCCATTCAAGCACGTTGACATGACATACTTTTTATAGCGGGCGTCAAGAACATCGGCAATCTGTTCCACACTAGCTCTAGGCTTGCCTGCTTCAAAACCCTTGTTATACCAGTAAATCTTGATTGCTGGAAGTTCAATTTGACTTCGTAACAACTGGGATTTTGCTCCTTGATTAAATCCTCCAGCGATTAGTCTCTTTGTTTGTGTTGGTTCTAGTGCAGTTACTCGTTCAGGTTCGGGTGTCAATTCAGGTTCAGGATTCTCAGGCTTGCTAGGGGCAGGACTGACTACTGGCTCACAACCATTACAAGAACAATCGTTATCACTAGCCATGTTTAAGCAAATGGAATTACCATGATATTGGTGTCCACATTTCGGACACTTGAGTGTGCTATCCTGTGCTGTCATTTACTTGCCTCCTTTGAGATAACGGGCCTTGAAATCTGCAATAGCTTTTTTCCTTGCTTTAAATGTTCCTGTATACCAGTAAAAATCCACAATTTCTTCTATTTTTTCAAAGATTTCCCTTT